CGAACATCGTCCAGGAGAACGGCGGCGCGCTGTTCGCTTCGGGCGGTACCACGACCAACATCACGTCCACCGACGTGCTGAAGTCTCGTGACATCCGTGCTGCCGTGGCGCTGCTGCGCACCAATCAGGCTGTGCCGAAGAAGGGCAGCCTCTACTACGTCGCGCTCCACCCGGAGGTCTCTTACGACCTGCGGTCGGAGACCGGTGACACCGGTTGGCGTCAGCCGCACGACTACTCCGCCCCCGGCTCCATCTGGGCCGGTGAGATCGGTGAGTACGAAGGTGCGTTCTTCGTGGAGACCCCGCGAGCGTACTCCGCACAGGCCGGTTCCGGTTCGGGTTCCAGCCAGACCCGCGTGTTCAACACCTACATGCTCGGCCAGCAGGCTCTTGCCGAGGCCCTCTCGGAGGAGTTCCACGTGGTGTTCGGCCCGGTCGTGGACAAGCTGATGCGCTTCCGGCCTGTGGGCTGGTACGGCGTCGCCGGTTGGTCCATCTACCGTACCGCCGCTTCCCAGATGATCCAAACCGCAGCGACCCTGCGTCCGACCGTCTAAGGATAACATGCCGTCCGTCAAGTCCTCCGCCACTGCGTCTGGCAATCTCGCCCTGTGCGTGCTGAACCTCACGCCTGCGGTGGGGGACTTGATGGTGGTGTGGATCGGTATCCGATCTCCGCAGACCATCCATCCTCCAACCGTTTACGGATCGGGCATAGCTGACAGCTGGGTGCCTGTCTACGGGGGCCAGGCGAACCACGATGCCCGATTGTGGTGCTTCTACAAGACTGCCAACGCCACTGACGCAACCCAGTCTAGTTTCACGTTCAACTTCCTGCCAATGACTGACACCAGTCAGGCGGGTCTTCCGCAGTATGCCACGACAGACTTCGTGGCGGCCATGGTCACCTATCAAACCAGCACCTCCGGGTTCGCCGGGCTTGATATATCTGCGGAACAGTCCTATCAAACTGACCCAGGACTGAACACGTACAACCTGCCTCTTGTGCAGACCACGGGTGGGGGAACGAACACGTTCGCCAGTGCGATCTTCGCCGTCAACGACGGAGCGGCGTTCCCCACATTCACCCATTCAGATCCCTCGGCTGTGGTGACCCGGGCGGTCACCTACACAGGGGCCAGCAACCATGCCCTGTCGCTGTCGATCTACCTGGGGTCCTCCGGCACGAACTACCCCTACTCGATCTCCTCCACCCAGAGGGGTGCGGGAGTCATCACGTCAAGCCACGGTCTGCGAGACAACGCGGGGTCGTGGTACTACCGTGCCCCGTTCATCCGCGAGGGTTACCCCTACGAGGGGCAGGACGAGATGCTCATCCGCAGGATGTCCTGGCACCTGCAGTACACCGTGCTCAACAACTCGGGTGCTTTCACTGCCGGAAGATTTTTCTCCCAAGACCAACTTGCTGCGGCGACCCAGGTGTTCACCCAGACTCAACTCGTCTCTGCCACAGACCGAACCAACCTGCTCGCTGCAGGTGTGGGTGGGGACTTCATGATTGGACCACGCAATGGCTGCTAAGAAGGGGAAGTAATCATGGCGATTCTCGCCGGGGGCAACCCCCCGAAGAACCCGTCCGGCCCGTCCTCGCCCGGCAAGGGGCCTGGCGGAGGCGGCATCCCGCTGAGTGGCGGAAAGCCCCCCACGGGCACCTCAACCCCCACCTTGGTGTCCCCGGTCACCCGGACTCCGCTGGGCGGCGGAAGGCCCCCCATGGGCCCTGCTGGGATGTCTCCTGTGGACGCGGGTGGTTCCGGCACGGTGCATGTCCACCCGACTCCTGTGGACACCACGTCGTCTCTTGGCGGAGCCAACGTGGAGGGCCACCGCATGTCGTCCAGCGCTACGGACACGGGGTACGCCAGTGGCCACCACCGGTCGTTCCGCTAAGCGCAAGAAGAAGAAGGACATGGGAGAGATCCACCACAGCGGCAAGTCCACTGTGAAGGATTCCTCCCAGTCCAAGTGGGTCTCCGCCGAAGGAGACAACCACGATGAGCCCGACACAGGCTCCAAGATGATCTATTACCCCAGCTCCGGCACTTCGCTGCCGGGCGGTATCTAAGGACAAACATGGCCTCCGATGGCTTCACTCGCAGCAAGGGCTACCCCGTCGAGAGCCCGTCCTACCAGTACTTCGTCGATGTGGACGACGACCGTGGCGGCAATTCGATCGTGGCCAACCTCAACGAGCGGCGTCCGCTCGACAACCTGGTGGCGCAGGTCCCCTGCTGCTACGCGGAGGACTGCCAGACCATCTCCGGTGAAGGCACCCCGACGGACTTCTGATGGCTACTTCGGGGCACCCGAAGGTGCTGCTCAACAACGTCTCTGCGACCACCACAGGGACTCGTCAGCACTGCTCTGTGAACTTCGGGCAGGGCGAGGTGTTCCAGGCCTGTACGACCTTCTACGCGGACGTCCAGGTGGTCTCCGGTTCCCCGACTTTCACCCTCGTCTTTCAAGGCGAAATCAACGAACAAGATGGGGGCGTGGCATTCCCAGCCCCCACCGCAGGCAGCACGGCGGCCCTCACGGGCCTGACTGCAAGCGGACAGTACTACTGGAAGCTGCCAACGACCGGCACAACGGGCGGCCCTTTCGCGGTTACCTGGTGGTCGTGCAACCTCACCCTCACCAGCGGTTCTGGTGTCGTCCGAGTAGTTGGGATCAGTGCATCATGATCGGCGACAACTGCACCTCGTCCTGCAAGACCCGCGACCACAACTCGTGGGGCGAGTGCATGCAGTCCAAGAGCATCCAGTTCGGCAACAAGACCGGTAGCCACAGGAAGTGGCAGAACGAGCTGGACCTATACGCCAAGGCACGAAGCCAGGGTATCCAGCCCGACGGTACCACCACGCAAGCTGTTCGACAAGCCCTAGATGTATCCGACAAAGCCGGGGCGGCATACGGAACGGACTTCGCCCAAGCTACCCCGATGGGAGATTAACCATGGGTCTTCTCAGCACTGGTGCTGGTACCCGCAACACGGCGTGGGACTACTCCTTCCAGCCGGGCACTGCCCTGGCCGTGGGGGTCGGCAAGGTTATCGACTGCCAGGATGTCTTCGCCAACGCCTTCATGCAGATTGCCGAAACCGGGAGTCCGTCCACCTCTTCGGTGAACCTTGAGTGCTCCTTGGACGGCACCAACTGGACCGTGCTGGGCACGTCCACCAGTACCAGCTCTACCCCTGCCCTGGTGTACGGCACCTCTGGTGTGCCGTTCCGCCTGCTGCGGGCCAACGTCACGGCCACCACGGGCGGTACCTCGCCTACGGTGACTGCCTTCGTGGGCGCACTGCCTGGTGCTTCTGCGGTCTCTGGCGGCGGCACGATCGGTCCGTCTGTGGCGGCCAACCAGGGCTCGCCAAACACGATCGGCAACAGCTGGCCGGTAGAGATCACTAACGGCACCGTGGCGGCCGGGGTGGACACCAGTGCTGGTGGTGGCAACGTCGGCTCCGCTCTGCTGGTATCCACCGGTAACGTCACGGCAGGCACCTCCCTCACCGCAGCAAGTGCCGTCTCCAACGGCACCACGATCGACTTCGGCTCTTCCGTGTCCTTCATCACGGCCGTGTTCGTCCCCAGCGTGGGTAGCCTCGGCGGGGCGTCGAACCTGGCCCTGGAGGTCTCGCAGGACGGTACCAACTGGTTGCAGGTGGGCTCTCCTCTGTCGGCTTCGGGTCTCCTGGTTCCTCCTGCCGCAACCCTGGCCCTTAACGCCATCAGCGCAGCCAGCATTGCCTTCCGATACGCCCGTGCCTGCATCATCACCAACGCCGTTACCGGCGGCACTGTGACCGCTACGATCTCGGCCAGCTAATGAGCACGAACCCGGTACAGCTAACCGACGCAGACGGAGGACACGTCCTCGTCACAGCTGCCAACGCGCTGTCTGTGGACGGCTCTGCTGTCACTCAGCCTGTATCGGGGACCGTGACTGTCAACCCCGGCACCACCTTCCCGGTGTCGGGCACGGTCACGGCCAACGCCGGTACCGGTACGTTCGAGGTTGCACCTGCGGGTACGTTCAACGTCAACGTCACGGACTTCCCTGCCACCCAGGTGGTGTCCGGAACGGTGGCCATCTCCGGTACGGTCCCTGTCACG